ACGCGTGATATGATTGAGGAGGCTTACAATAAGATGCAGAGTATTTCTAATTTTGTTGAAGTTTACTCAGAATCATTACCTGAAGCACCCCGTCGAATGCCATCGAGTAAGAGTCCTTTTACATACGAATATTTTCCCCATTTGCAATATTTTGGTCGTACTGATGACCATGTTCACATTAAGCAGAAGTCAAATATAGTTAAATCACTATTAGCAGATTTTGTTGACGAGTGTATGGAGGATTTAGAGTTCACCCCAACTGTTAGGTTTGGGAGACCTATGATGAAACCAGTAACTCGAGATGGTGTTTACTATAATCCATATAATATTGGGTTGAGGAAAATGAATAAACCAATACCAAGTTTAGATGAGAAAATCCTTGTAAGAATTATTGAAGAGCTGACGGAGCGTTTTGTCTCTGGTTTAGCTGAGAAAGGTGTAACGAGTTTATCACCTCTGACATTACAGGAGGCGATTAACGGAGTTGACCAAGATGCTTTTATCGCAAGGATTAACACTTCTACCTCAGGAGCCTATGGTTTTAAGGGTAAGAAAAGTGACCACTTGCCTATTGTTGAGGAGGTACCTCTCATTAGAGAACCAACCAATGAATTGAAGTCGGCCATTAAACACGCCTATGAATCGTATCGCAATGAGGATATGGTGAATGGTTTAATTGGAGCACAATTGAAAGATGAACCGAGAGAGATTAGTAAGTGTGAAACGGGGAAGACGAGACTTTTTTATATGAGTGAACTAAGTAACCTTATTTTGAATCGTCAGATGTTTTGTCCTTTCTATTCACTGATGGTTGAATTTTCTGATATTTTCTGTGCTGCTGTAGGTATAAATATTTATAGACAGGCTGACGCTTTAATTAAAACACTTAGTGCTTTCTCTGATAAGTTTATGGAGGGAGACTATGGTGGTTTTGATGTATCGAATCCTGTCCAAGTCGCTTGGGTAGTGCATACTATTATCTATAACGTGTTAAAACGTCTTGGGTATAACGAAGCCGCCCTTTATGTGGTTAAAGGCCTGATGAGCGATAACATGTTTCCCCATATTTTTATGAATGGAGACGTGTTTTGCAAACCGGGAATGCAACCATCGGGTAAGTATGCGACTGCGGAGGACAATTGTCTTAGAGGTCTTGTTCTATTAATGTATGCGTTTTATAAACATGAAGAGCTCGAAGATAAATGTTTCTTTGATTGTGTTTTACCTCGTTTGTATGGAGATGACATTTTGGCAGCAGTTAAAGATGATATTCTTTCTATATTCAAT